TTAACGTAGCTTTTTTCATATCGTTAAAAGTATCTTTTTCTAAAGCTCCTCTTTTAGTTTCTTTCATCTTATCGTGTTTATCAACTTTAGATGAATCTCCAGACATCAAATGGTAGTAATGTAAGGGATCTTTTTTAAGGTTTGCTAATGCTTTAGACCTAGCTTTTGCTTGAACTTCACCATCATCACAGGTTACTGGGTCGTGTCCTAATGCTGTTATTTCTATATCAAGAGCTCTGCGAAGGGAATCGTCTGATACTTGGTTAGGTAAAGGTTCTTGAACACTGTTTTCAAATATTAGTCTATTACGTTTAAGTATGTTGACAGAATCATCATACCCGTTAAATTGAGTAATAAACTGGGGGAATGCTAGACGCATTTGTCTAACAAATTCTGCTTTAGCCATCTGCCCTTCGTTGACAGCTCTATATTTTTCCTGTGCCGTTACTTGTCTCATTATACTTCTTTGTATCCTTGTTTTTTTAATGTCTTTTTTGCTCTTGTTGCTTTACCAAGAAAATTTGGAGTAGCATATGTTTCGCCTTCTCCAGCGGTGAATCCGCTACCGCCACCTTGAGTGGTGTTAGCTTCATCTAATTCCTGTATTACTTCTCTAACTAATGTAACAAGCTCTGATTTTTTCATTACAGAGATTTCAACTCATTAACTAAATCATAATACTGCATAAGGTTAACTAGGTGGTTGTCTGAGATTCTCTCTTTGTTAGAAAGAGGTTTAATAGCTTTCGATACCTCGTCTAGTTTAATTTTTACCACTTCATCTTTCACTTTAGAAGATAACTTTTTGACTGCTGTTACAATCTTAAGTAGTTCTTCATTAACTAAATTGCGTAAACGTGTTTGTGAATTTACAGAAGTAATAAATTCCTTAAGGATATTTTTTTGCTCAGGAAGTAAATCTTTATATGTATCATTAAACTTCTCAAGCAATATTTTAAAAGTAAGAAGCTTTAGGTCCTTATCGTATTTAGAATATTCTTCGATTAAGGTATCTTTTACTTCTTCTTTGTTTTGTTTTTCGGTAGTAAGATGTTCTAATAAAGTAGATTTGAAGCTAACTAGTAAAGAAGGGTCAACTAATTCATTATTATTTTGAACTTCTAATAAACAGTATAATGAAGCCAGTGCTTTATAATCGGAAGTTTGTATTGCAAAAAACTCATCTAGATTATAATTTTCTTTAATATCTGAAATTAAGTCGTATTTTTGATTCTTAAGAGTCTTTTGATCTAATTTTCTTGATATCTCAGTTATTGTTGAAAGTATTGTTTCCGCTTTATATTGACCAATACCCTTGTTTTTAAGTATAAACTCATAAAGTTTAAACTCTTTAACTAAGGCCGTCTTACCAGTGAAGTGCTTTTTAATTATACTAACAGCAGCTGAATCTCTATTGTTAAGAGTGTCAGAAGCTATTTGTTTTATCAAAAGCTCAAATATTAAACCAGTATTGCGGTATTTTGAATGTTTTATCTTCATTATACACGTTTACTATTATAAATATGTATTAGTTACCTAAATCCTTTATGTTATCTTCATTAAGGAGTTGAGAGCTGTCCTCTTGTTGTTTATCAAACACTATGTTTTTAAACATGTCTTTATTTTGTAGATAAACAGTGTTAGCTTTTTGGTTCTCCATTACATTTTCATTATCAGATGGATATCCTCCATGCATACCATGAACTCCTAGAGGATCGCGTCCTCCCATTGGATATTCTTGAGTACCGTATACAGAAGCTTTTTCTCTAGGTCTACCACCTTCTGGTCCAGGCATACCCCATTCTTGTTCTTTATCTTCAACTTCTGAATAACCTGGTGGTAAATCATCGGATGATCCTCCTTTTGGAGTTGACGTAGCTCTTCTACCGTACATAGAAGCTAGATCGTGAGGTGTACCATAAGTTACTCCAGACTTAGCTGGATCGTTACCTTCTCCTTCAATTTGTGCTAACCTAAATGTACGTTTAGTATCTTCTCTAACTAGGTCTCTCATCTCCATATATTGATCTTCTGACATATTAAATATGTTCTCATAAATGTAGTCTGAAGAGAATAATTTAGTGTCTGTCATTTGTGCAGCAAGATCTATTTTTTCTTTTAATAGAGCTACTTTTTCTTGTTCAAAGATGACAGATGGAGTAGATAATTTTATTTCAAAGTTAGTTAACGACTCACCGGTAAACCCTTGCGTGTATAAATGTACCAAAGCAATTTTAGTTAGCTCTGATTCTAGTATTTTTTGTATACGTTCTACTGTTCTTGCAAATCTAATATCTTCTGCTGCTAAGGTAGCTTTACCTTGTAAGTCTCCTTCATAGCCAAAATATGCTTTAGGAATTTTAAGAGCTGCAAATAACTTAGCTTGTAAGTATTGAACGTCAGTAGTACCGTCATAGTCTAAACCTTTAGTAGTCTCAATACGAGTAGAAGTATCACCACCACGAACCGGTAGGTAGAAATCTTCCATCATATTTTGTATGTTAAACTTAAGGTTATAGTTACCATCATTTCCTATATAGGGTGTCTTTTTCATGCTATTGATAGTCTTTTGCATGAACTGATCTACCTCGTTTGGTGGTATTGATCCTACATTAATGTAGAACATTCTCTTCTCAGGAGCTCTCATTATACGATGAATTAACATCGCATCCTCCATAAGGTTAGTTTGTTTGAATATTTTTCTTGCAGGTTCTAAATAAGAACGTCCATAAGGTAGGTAAGTAACATCTGATAATAATCTAAAGTGGGCAACTTCGTAGTTATCAAATACTATGTTTTGTTTGTTAGGTTTTCTAGAGTACATTGGATCACTTGCTGCAGCGATACCATCCATCTCTAATTCAAATTTAACTTCATTAGGGTTTTCTTGATCATACCCTTCATGTCTAATAATATTATATACGGTGTAAGGTAAAACATTGTAGACTCCAAACTTCTCAGCTATTTCTAACTTAAGGAAAAAGTCTCCATATTTTAACATGTTTCGAGTCCAAGACCATAAATTAAATTCTATATTTAATACGTCATAGAATAGATTATAAAGTACTCGTTGAATATTTTCATCAGACGATTTTATTGCTAAAACCTCATTCTGATCGTTTTTGATAGTAGCTTCATCAGCTATGATATCTAATGCAGAAGCTATAATTGGATCTGTGTCCATTGCTTCATAGTCAGAGTAAAGTTGAACCCTAAGTGTCTGATAATTTAGATTAGGGTTGTATATGTTCCTGTTGTTATAGACATATAAACGGTTAAATCTATCTATAAGTGAATTAGTTTGGTATTTACCAGTTTTTTGTATTTGATTGGTATCAGCTACTTTTAACTCGTCACCACCTATGTTCCTAATTACTACATCAGATGAAAATAATCGTCTTAATCTGCCAAAAAGTGAAGTGTCCGCCATTAAGGTTTAGTTTATATATAAATATACTATTTTAATAACCAAGTAATATCCTCATCACCCTGGTTTGTCTTCATAAGATAAGGATTTTCTCCTTTAAAACCAACTGTTGTTATAACAGCATTATTTCTAGCATTAAGGTTACTAAATGATGATAATTGTGCTCTTGCTAAATCAATACCTTGTTGTCTCAATTTTAAAGCAGTATCCCTAACGTATAAAGCAGTTGCACAAGACATAATTAAATCATCGTTATATCTATCTTGAGCTTGAGGTTTACCGTTCTTCCAAACAAATACTCTCATCTCCTGCATTAAACGTTTTGATTGTATGGTAACTGATTTCTCTCTAATATATTCAATCATTTTAGCAATCACAAGAGGTCTAGTTCTCATTGACATAGTAAAGCCAGGAACTAATTTATCTCTTTCGTATTTATGCATATACGATTCAACTGTTTCTTGATTACTGGTAGAACTATAATATATGTTTCTATATTCTCTCTCGAGTAACTGCTCTATCGTAGCCCACCCTATGTTTGCGTTTTCCACAACAAGTAGTGCTTCATTGTACTCTGATGCAAGTCCTACTAGAAAATTACCAAAATCCTTAGGAGATAGTTTTCCTTTATATTCTGCTACTTGTGTACAACCTTCTATATCAAAAACATGTGCAGCAGAATAGTCAGTTGAATCACCTCGAGCAACGTCGGCTACAACCATATATGATTTCATGTAGTCAACACC